AGAAAATTTTACAATCATTCCGCCTGAGATAGAAGATGCTAGAGGAACAGCATCAGGAGTACCACACGGAACAGCTAGTGCTGGTGCTACATCAATAACATTAGGTGGCACAGGAACAGGAACATTAAAAGCTGGAGATTTTATTAAATTTGCAAATCACGATAAAGTTTATATGGTCGTTGCAGATCAAGCAGATATTTCTACTGGAACTTTAACGATTGAACCACCATTAACAACAGCAGTTTCTTCATCTACAATAGTTTATGATAATGTTCCTTTTACAGTTTATCTAACAAATGATATACAAGAGTTTGGAGTAGTTGGTAATGACAAAGATGGTAATTTGTTATATCAGTTTGAGATTGATTTAGAAGAAGCATTATAGAATGAAATATCTTGTAAAACATTGGGTCTCAGTTGATATTCTTGCAGAAGAATTAGTTGATGAAAAAGAAATAGACATCAAAACTAATCGTTTAGGCAAATACGAAGAACCTACTGAAAATGCAATTATCAAAGTTTTAAATTATAAAGTAATTAGGAGAACTTACGAAGATGAGCCGAAGTCTAACGACAGCAGTAAAGAACGCATTAGCAACAAATGATATTAGACCAATACACCTTATTACTATCGGTTTTGATACTCCTGTTAATTTTACGGATTGCTCATTTCCATTAACAAGTTCAGTATCAGGTTCATCAGTAACTTATTCAGCATCAGATTTTATATTAGGTATTTCTGATTTTTCAGAACAAACAGATGTTAGTAAATCAAGCATCAATCTTAGTTTATCAGGTGCAGATCAAACTTTTATATCTACTGTTTTAAATGAATCAATTATTAATGACGAGGTTACAATTTATAGAGGATTATTAGATGCTTCTAATAATATTATTGCTGACCCATTTTTGCTCTATAAAGGAAATATAGAAAATTTTGAAATACAAGAACAAACAAAATCAAGTATTTTATCTTTATCAATAGTATCTCATTGGGCAGACTTTGAAAAAAAGAACGGAAGAAAAACAAACAATACATCACAACAAAGATTTTTTAGTACAGATGTTGGTATGGATTTTGCTTCTCAAACAGTACAAGATATTAAATGGGGTAGAGCATAATGAAAGATGTTATATCATTATATAGACAATACCCAAAATACAATCATTTATCAGATTTTGATTTAGAATATTTTTTAAAACCTAGCATATTGTTAAATCAATATAAAAAACATTATTTTGATGACAAGTTAATAGGATTTACTAATTGGGCTTATTTATCTGATTATGCTTCTAATCATTTTGCAAACACAGGAAATATTAATATTAATGAATGGAAATCAGGTAATAATATTTGGCACGTAGAAACAATATGTATTTCTCATTTAAAGGAAATCATATCTTGGACTAAAAATTATTTTGCAAAAAATTTTAACTCAAAAACTGTAATTAACTGGCTAAGAACTGATAATGAAAAAATTTACAGAACAACAAAAAGAATTATAAAGGATAATTGGTTATGGGTTCGATAGTAAAAGCAGTAACTAAAGTAACAGGATTCTTTAAAAATATGAATCCTTTAGTTTCATTAGGGGTTACTTTATTTTTATCTTGGGTATTAAGACCAAAAGTACCTGAAATTCAAGATTTTGGAATAAACCAATTTGATGATTTTGAAAAAGGTTTATTGGTAAACAAACAATCAAATGACGCAAATATTCCAATAATTTATGGAGAAAGATTAACTGGGGGAACTAGGATTCTAGTAGAAACCTCAGGAAGCGAAAACACCTATTTATATATCGCCTTAGTATTAGCTGAGGGAGAAATAAACGATATAACTGAAATAAGAATAGATGACAAAGTAGTTACATTTGCATCTAGTTTTTCAGATGGTACGGCAGTAGAAGTAGATAGTTCAGATACAAACTTTTACAAAAATTCAGAAAGTTTAATTAGAGTAGAACCTCATTATGGAACTGATAATCAATCAGCATCAAGTCTATTATCTACATTAGATAACTGGGGTGCAAATCATAAATTATCAGGTTTAGCTTATCTTGCTATCCGTTTTAAATGGAATCAAGATGCTTTTACTGGAGTTCCTAAAGTACAAGCAAAAGTACAAGGAAAAAAAGTAGTAACTTATAATGCTAGTTTAGTTGCACAGACAGCTTCTTATACAACTAACCCAGCTTGGTGTTTATTAGATTACTTAACTAACGCAAGATATGGAAAAGGTTTGTCAGTTAATGAAATGGATTTACAAACATTCTATGACGCATCATTAGTTTGCGAAACACAAGTAACTCCATATTCAGGTGGTTCAGACATAAACATATTTGATATAAATACAGCATTAGATACATCAAAAAATATAATAGAAAATGTAAGAGAATTATTAAAAGGTTGTCGAGGTTATCTTCCTTATACTGCTGGTAAATACCAACTCATCATTGAAACAACTGGTACAGCTTCTATTACATTAACAGAAGATGATATTATAGGCGGTTATTCATTATCTACTCCAACAAAAAATGAAAGATATAATAGAGTTATAGTTGGTTTTGTAAATCCTGAAAGAAATTACCAAGTAGATGAAGTTCAGTTTCCACCAATAGATGACTCAGGGCTTCCTAGTGCAGATCAACACGCAAATATGAAAACTGCTGATGGTGGTTATTTGTTAGAGGGTAGATTTTCATTTTCGACTATTACAAATCCATATCAAGCTGAGGAGATGGCAGAAGTTATTTTAAGAAGATCAAGAGAAGCATTATCTTTAGGTATTAATGTTAATTTTAATGCTTATGATTTAGCAATAGGTCAAATAGTTAATATTACTCATAGTTCAATAGGATTTTCTGCTAAACCTTTTAGAGTTATAGGAATTACTTTTAATGAAGATTTCACTATTGGATTATCTTTGGTTGAACATCAAAATTCACATTACACTTGGGCAAGTAAAACTCAACAAGCAACTATTCCAACAACTAATCTACCTAATCCATTTGCTATTCAACCACCAGCAAGTGTAACTTTATCTGACCAACTAATCCAATACAATGACGGAACTGTAATCGTTGCACTAGACATAGCATTAACTGCGTCTCCTAATAGTTTCGTTTCCTATTACCAAGTAGAATATAAATTAAGTTCAGCAACAGATTATATTATCTACGCACAAGGTTCAGGATTAAATCATAGAGTATTAAATGTAATCGACCAAGAGACTTATGATGTTAGAGTAAAAGCAGTATCAGCTTTAGGAACTTCATCAACATATACATCTGCATCAAGAACGATTGTAGGAAGTACAGAACCACCTAGTACAGTTGAGGATTTTGCTTGTAATATTATTAATGGAGAAGCACACCTAAGTTGGGAACAAATACCTGATTTGGATTTGGCATATTATCAAATTAGATACTCAACATTAACATCAGGTGCAACTTGGCAAAACTCAGTATCATTAGTAGAAAAAGTATCAAGACCAGCAACATCAATCGTAGTTCCAGCTATTTTAGGTTCTTATCTAATCAAAGCGGTTGATAAATTAGGAAACTTCTCAGTTCAAGAATCAATTATTGCAACGAATGTAGCAACGATTGGAAACTTTAATAACATAACAACACAATCTGAACACCCTACATTTTCAGGAACAAAAACAAACGTAACTTTATCAGATGGAGCAATAAGATTAACTTCATTAAATGCTGATGGAACTTATGACTTTTCTAGTGTCATTGATATAGGTGCAGTACACACAGCTAGAATTACAGCATCATTAACTCAATTTGCAGAAAACCCTACTGATTTATTTGATAGTGCTAGTGGTTTATTTGATTCTAAATCAGGTTCATTTGATGGCGATTCTCCATCTAACTCTAATGCACATTTAGAAATTGCATTATCTGACGACAATGTAACTTATACTGCATTTAAAAACTTTGTAATAGGAGATTATACTGCTAGATATTTTAAATTTAGATTATATTTAATTTCAAGAGATGGAGTAACAACACCAGTAGTTTCACAAGCAAGTGTAACTGTTGATATGATAGATCGAGTATTTAGTGGAAATGACATAACGTCAGGTGCTACTACATATACAGTAACATTTACAAATCCATTTAAAACTGTTAATTATGCAGTAGGTGTTACAGGACAAGGAATGGCAACTGGAGATTATTTTTTATTAGAAAACAAAACTATTAATGGTTTTGATGTCACTTTCAAAGACTCGTCAAATAGTGTAATATCTCGAACATTTGATTATTTAGCAAAAGGTTATTAATGGCAACTCACGATTATACAATAGCAAACCAAACATTTCCGAGTACAAGATCGGATATAAATAACGTCTTATCCGCAATCGTATCAAACAATTCATCTGCAACAGAACCTACTACGACTTATGCTTATATGTGGTGGTACGATACAACAACTACTACATTAAAATTTAGAAATAGAGACAATGATGCTTGGGTAGGATTTGCTAGTTTTGATATGGATAATGATACTGTTAATTTCTTAGACAGTACAGTAACGATTACAGGATTAGCTACATCAGCAACAGGAACAACTTTTACATTATCTGACACAGACAATAAATCCTCAGTAGATTTCATTATTGATAACGAAAAGAAATTAATTTTAAGAGAAGCAACAGGAAACGGAACAAATGCAATTACTTTCAAAGCACCTAGTTCACTTTCACAAGATTATAATTTTACATTACCAAGTGATTATGGAACAGCAGATCAAGTATTAAAAACAAATGGCTCAGGCGGTTTAACTTGGGGTGCTGGTGGAGTAACAAGACCAACGATCACAACAACATCTTTAACTGGTTCTCCTAGTACATCAGAAACTTATACGATTACTGGTACAGGATTTGTTTCAGTTCCAATAGTAGAATTTATTTCAACAACTGGTGCAATTACAAGAGCAAGTGCAGTATCATTTAGTTCATCAGTTTCAATAGACGCAACTGTTACTTTGTCAAATGGAACATATTATGTTAGAGTAGAAAATAATGATGGTGGTGCAGTAAGAACAACAAATCCAATTTTAACTGTTTCAGAAGCACCAACTTGGAGTACTGCATCAGGAAGTATTGGTTCAGTATCTGCTGGAAGTACAGTTAGCTTATCAGTTTCAGGTTCATCAGATAGTACAGTTGCTTATAGTGAAGTAACTTCGCCTTTAGTTTTAACATCTAATAGCGACACTCCAGCAACGACTATGAATTTAAGTTTAAATAGTTCGACAGGTGCAATAACAGGAACAGCACCTAGTCCAACTGGCGATACGACTTATACTTTTACTTTGCGTTTAACAGACGCAGAATCGCAAACTGCGGATAGATCATTTAGTATAACTGTATCAGTAGGAATTAACAATGCAGGACAATTTAATTAGGAGTAATAATGGCTAGTACAACATTAACAAGAACACCAAGCAGTGCAGGAAATCAAAAAACTTGGACATTATCAGCTTGGGTTAAAAATTCTTATGGTGGAATGTTTTTTTGTGTAGATAGTTATGGTGCAACTAAATCAATTCAATGTG